CAAGTGACACACCGGCCAGCACCTCGGACTCCTCCTCGTCGGCCGCGACCGGCCAAGCTGGGGAAGCTGACGAGGGGGCCACGGCCGACTCCGACCAGGCTCGCGAAGACGACCTCGACCGCATCCTGGTCGAGGAGATCGCGAGCCTCCGGGAGGCCGAGGAACGGATCGAGCGCGAGGCCGAGCAGGAGCTGCGCCTGGTCCTCGAAGCGCTGGGCTCGAACAACCTCCAGAAGAAGGTCGACGCGATCGACGGCGCCAGGAGCGCTGACGACGTGGACCAGGCTCGGGAGGAAGCTCACCGGCAGGCCGGCGCCCGCCAGGCGGCAGCCGCTGAGCGTGTCGCCCTGAACGGCGCCCGCTCGACGGTGTGGAACCACATGCAGGGCGACCGCCGAGTTCTCGGCTACATCCGACTTTCGCGCACCGGCACCCCTTGCGGGTGGTGCGCGATGCTCATCTCTCGTGGTCCGGTCTACCGGTCGCAGAAGTCCGCGGAGTACGCGGACGGCGACAAGTACCACGACAACTGTCACTGCTACGCGGAGCCTGTGTTCTCGCGCGAGCAGTACGACAGCTCGTCCGCGTACGAGCTGAACCGCCGGTACGAGGAGCTGTGGCCCAAGGTCACACGCGGCCTGTCCGGCAAGGCGGCTGTGTCCGCCTGGCGCCGGTTCATCCGGCAGGAACAGAAGGCCGCAGCCCAGGAGGCTCGGCAATCCCCGACGAGCGTCCAGGAGGCGTGAGAGTGCCCGAGCAGGAAACCCCCAGCACCGAAGAGACCCCGAGCTCCGAGTCCGTCGAGACGCCCCCGGAGGGCAGCACCCCCGAGGGTGAGCAGACGACGGAGGAGAAGCCGGCCGAGGAGACCGTTCCCGCTGATGTGCTTCGCAAGGAGCTGACCAGCGCGAACGCCGAGGCTGCGAACTACCGCACCAAGCTCCGTGAGACGGAAGCCAAGCTCTCCAGTGCCAAGACGCTGGAGGAGTTCGAGGCGGCCACCTCCGAGCTGCGCGGTCAGGTCGAGGCGCTGGAGCGGACGATCCTGCTCAACGACGTGGCGCGCAAGTTCGAGCTCCCCGAGGCCCTGGCCAAGCGGCTGACGGGCACCACCGCGGAGGAGCTGGAGGCGGACGCGAAGGAGCTTCAGAAGCTCGTCGCCCCGCAGAACGCGCCCGAGTCCCTTGCCGGCGGGCTGACGCCCGAGGACGGCGAGGACGACTTCGACCCGGTCAAGGCCGCCCGCGCCGCACGTCGGCGCAGGTACTGACCTCATGCCTCGGTGTGTAAGTTTCACAGCTTTGCGCGCCGAGCCTCCCCCCTTTCCTCAACCGCAAGGAGTTCAACTCAGTGGCCTACACCCCGCACGACGTCATCAAGCCCGAGCAGATCGCCGCGACCGCGGCGGTCGCCCTGGAGGAGGCGCTGGTCATTCCCGCGATCTTCCAGCGCGAGGGCATCGACCAGTTCAAGGGCGCCAAGAACGACGCGATCAACGTCAAGGTCGAGGGCGTTCTGCCCTTCCGGTCCTACGGCTTCCGTAACGACCGGTCGACCGAGATCCAGTTCGACACCTACGCCGAGAAGACCGTTCAGGTCACCTTCGGCGGGGACATCTACTCGGCCGTGCAGCTCACCGACGAGCAGAACGAGTTCGACCTGGACGGCTGGGCCAAGCTCATGGCCAAGCAGACCGAGGCTGTCGGTCGCGGTCTGGAGTACCAGGCCGTCGACTACGTCCTCGACCAGGACTACGCCGTCACCCTCGGTGGTGCGGTCGCCGGCCGCGACTTCCGCAAGACGCTGATCCGCGCCCGCGACGTCCTGAACAAGTTCCGCATCCCGAAGGAGTCCCGGACCCTTCTGGTCGGTACCGACTGGGAGACCGCGCTTCTGGCCGACGAGAGCCTGAACCTGGCTTCCAACGTCGGCGAGGCCGAGGCCGTCTCCGCTCTGCGCGAGGCCACCATCGGCCGGCGCTACGGCTTCAACATCGTCGTCTCCAACGAGCTGCCCGCGGACAAGGCCGTCGCGATGACGCAGTCCGCGTTCATCTTCGCGACCGGCGCCCCGTCCGTCCCGCAGTCCGTCCCCTTCGGCGCCTCCGCCTCGCACAACGGCGTGGCCCTGCGCTGGATTCGCGACTACGACGCGACCCGTCTGGTCGACCGCTCCGTGGTCAACACCTACAAGGGCTTCCGCTCCGTCGAGGACATCCTCATCGGCCGCGACGCCACGTCCGGCCAGGCGTTCGTCTCGGAGTACGAGCACTTCGTCCGCGCGATCGAGCTCGACCTCGACGCCACCGCGGACGTCCTGCCCGACCCGGACGGCCCGGACCTGAAGCAGAAGGAACTCGCCGCCATCACTGGCGTGAGCGCGAACGCTGACGGCCCGACTGTCTGATCTGGCTGAGTGAGCGGGCGGGGGTGTGCAAGTTGCGCACCTCCGCCCCTCCTCGTGAGTGAAGGAGAACCACTTGGCGGACTTCGCCACACTCGACGAGCTCAAGGCCCGCCTGGACTGGACGCTCGACGCTGACGAGGAGCGCATCGCTACCTCAGCTCTTGAGGACGCATCCGACCTGGCCCGCGGCTACGCAGGCCGCGACTGGGAGCCGTCCTCCACCGCTCCCCGCCTGATGAGGACGCTCGTCCTCAAGGCGTGCAAGCGGTACATGACCAACCCCTCGGGCTACACGCAGTCCCGAGCCGGCGACGAGACGCTGGGCTGGAACGACACCCAGGGCGAGAACGCCGGCACCGTCTACTTCACGCACGACGAGCAGAAGATGCTCGCCGAGCTGGGCGGTCGCCGGACCGGCCTGGTCTCCGCGGAGGTCACGGCCTGGAACGGCCGCATCCATCGCGGCCCCGGCTACGTCCCGGTGGCCGGAAGCTCGAAGCAGTTCCCCCTCTTCGCTGACGAGGTGGAGCCCTGGTGAGCTCGATGCAACGCAGACGCGGTGTGCTCGCGAAGGTCTGGAAGACCCACGTCCACCTCGACAACCGCGGCAACGAGGTCCAGGTCGCAGACGGCGACGGGCCGTACGAGGTCCGGTGCGCGCTCATCCCGCAGCGCAGCGCCAGGGCCGAGGTCCCCGGTCAGCAGCAGATCAACATCACCCGCATGATCGTGGACGCCGACCTCGACGGCGTCACGCTGTGGTCCCGCGTGGAAGTGCTCGGCCAGGTCTGGGACGTCGTCTCGCCGCCGGCCTACCACCACGGGGAGCGCAAGACGCGGCACTGGGCGCTCGACATCCGCGAGAGGCCGAGCTGATGGCCTTCATCTACAAGAACACCCCGAAGGTCATCGCCCAACACGAGGGCGTTCAGGCCGAGATCTGGGAGCGCACCTTCGAGATCGCCGTCCGTGCCGAGGAGTTGCTGAAGCAGCACCGCGCGGAGGGCATCGCAAGCATCGACATGGCCAAGGGCAACATCGACGCCTACGTGGTGCTCGAAGACAAGAACGCCACGAACAAGGGGACCGGCGCCAACTCCGCCCTTTCGATCGAGTACGGCCGCAACGCGTACCAAGTCGTGGTCGTGGACGACGCCGGCAAGGCCGTCACCACCTACGAGGTCGGCGCGATGGAGGGCCTGCACATCCTCGAAGAGGCGTCGCACCTGCCCAAGCGCGGAGGCCCGAAGGCCAGCGTCCCGAAGGTCGTCAAGGTCAAGGCCAAGAAGAAGCGCGGCGGGGGGCGAGGCTGATGGCCGGCCTGCCCGCAGAGATCAAGGCGCTCGCTGAGCTCTCTCCCGTCGAAGACCTCATGCTCGCCGTCCTACGGGACGGCCTGCCTGGCATCGAGGTCAAGTCCCTGATCGCCAAGAACCAGGGGTTCCCCCTCGTCCTGGTCCGCCGCGACCCGTCCTTCGGGAACTGGGGCGGCGACACCCGATTCCTCGACGCTGCACGCGTCGCGATCCACACCTTCAGCCAGGACCCCAACGGCGACGAGGACGCAGCGATCCTCTCCGAGGCCGTACGCGTCGTCATCCGGGACGCCTGGCTGACACAGAAGGTCGTCCCCGGCCGCGGTCACATCACGCGCGCCGACCTCTCTTCCGCTCCTCGACGGGTCACCGACTGGGCTACGGCCACCGGGCCCGTCCAGTACGCGGACCTTCCGACTGGTGTCTGGCGCTACGAGGCGACCTACGACATCGAGATCCGCAAGCCGCGGACCCGCCCCTTCCCCCTTCAGTAAGGAGACTGCTTCGTGGCACTGAACGACAACGCCACTCTCGTCATCGGAAGCGGTAACTACCTGACCGCTCCGGTAGGTACCGACATCCCGGCCGACCTGCTCGTCCCGACCTCCCCGTGGTCGAACGTCGGTCACACCAGCCTGGAGGACATCTTCTCGATCTCCTCCGAGGGTGGCGAGGCGACCGTCATCGGGTCGCTTCAGAACAAGAGCCTGCGCACCAAGTACTCGGCGCGTACCGAGACCATGGCCTTCACCCTTCAGCAGTTCGACGTGGACGGCCTGAAGCTCTACTACGGCTCGAACGCGCCGATCCTGACGGACGGTTCGGTCGGTGTCCCCTCGGACCCGACCCCGACCCAGGCCGCCTTCCTCGCGGTGTTCGTGGACGGCGAGAACGTCTTCGCGTTCTACGCGCCCAAGGCCGAGATCTACCGGGCCGACGACGTGTCCTTCGGTGACACCGAGTCCCTGGCCGGCCTGCCGCTCGGCGTCAAGCCGATGGCCTACGGTGCCAACTCCTGGACCTACGCGATCACGCCGCTCGGCAGCGCTGTTGCCACGGGCGCGACCGCCGGTTCCCCCGGCTCGTTCACCCCGTCCGGCACCACGGCCCCCGCCAACCTGGCGGCCCTGGCCGACGTCATCGCCACGCCGACCAGCGCGTGGACCACGGGTCAGCACGTTGTTCTCGGCGACGCCTCGAAGGCGTACTGGAACGGCACTGCGTGGGTTGCCGGCCAGGCTTCCTGACCCAGTGTGTAAGTTTCGCTCCCGCGGAACTCACCTTCTCCCCTGGCGTGCGAGTGGTGCGGACCTCCTCGCACGCCGGGGGCCCTTCGGGGCTCCCCTTCGAGGTCCGCTTCCTGATCAACCATCACACTCTTGGAGGTCCGCAACCCCATGGCCGTTTTCTCTCTCGACAACATCCGTGCCGCCGCCGAGGCCAAGTACGGCTCGACCGACATCGAGCTGGCTGACGGCTTCGTCGTCCGCCTGCTGAACCCGCTGCGCCTGTCGAAGGCCGCCCGCGCCGAGCTGCTGTCCATCCAGTCCAAGCTCGAAGGCGACGACGTCGACCAGGAGGCGGTGCTGTCCGAGGCCATCGCCCTGGTCGCCGAGAACGAGACCGCGGGCAAGCGGCTCCTCGACGAGGTGGGTAGCGACCTCGCCGTCCTGGCCCAGATCTTCGACGCCTACGGCAGCGGGACCCAGGTGGGGGAAGCCTCGGCCTCGCAGAGCTGATCGACTCGTACGGCGAGGGCATCTACCCCGACCTGCTCTTTCACTTCGGTGTCGACCTGACCGAGGTGATCGCAGGCCGGGGGCCCTCGCCGGCACTGGTCAACCTGCTCGTGCAGAGGCTTCCCGACACCTCGCTCACCGTCGCCCTCGCGTCCGGCGGCCGTGAGCACTTCGGCTGGGGCATCGACCGCCACATGACCGCCGACATCTTCGACGCGCTCAACCAGAACACTCGCGCCACCGGCCAGTGGGGCAAGGGCAAGGCGCCCAAGTTCCAGCCGTGGCCACGTCCCAAGGCTCCCAAGAAGAAGGAGAGCCAGAAGGACAAGCCCGCTCGCCGCATCTCGGTGGCGGACATCTACAAGAAGTTCACCACCCGGAGGTAGGCGTATGCCCCAGGGCCAGGTAATCGGGCGCGTCAGCGTCCGCGTCCTGCCGAACACCGACGACTTCAAGAGGACTGCGCAGAACCAGCTCGACAGGATCGAGTCCAAGCTCGAAGTCAAGGTCCAGGTCATGCCGAACATGGCCGGGTTCGAGCGGCAGATGCTCGAAGAGATCAACAAGATCAACCAGCGCAACCGGAACTCGGACGCGCGGAAGATCAAGCTCTACACCCGCATCGACACGAGCACCATGACCGGCGAGCTGGCCAAGGCGATCCGGAAGTACAACGACAAGGCGAAGTCTGGCTCCAAGGTCCAGCTTCAGACGGAGCTCGATGCCGGCGACGTCAAGCTGAAGATCAGCGACGAGTCGTTGCGCGACATGAGTAAGCAGCTCGACGACTGGCGGGACCGCAACAGCCCGCAGAAGATCAAGATCGAGCCGGACGTTGCAGCCTCCTCCAGCCTGGCGACCTCCGCCCGACTCGGGGTCCTGACCCGTCCGCGCACCGTCTCGATCATCCCGAAGCTGAACGAGGCCGCGCTCGCCAAGGTGGGCACGGCCCTGGCCATGCTGTCCGGCGCCCGCGTGCTGAAGAAGCTGTTCGGTGAGATCGGCGAGACCCTGATGAACCTGGACCGCAGCGTCCCGGTCATCGGCTCCCTGGCTGCGGCCATCGCTGGCGTCGCCGGCTTCGCCCTGTCGGCCGCGAGCAACCTCTTCTCCCTGTCGGCGTCGCTGGCGCAGATCGGACCAACGGTCGCGCTCCTGCCCGGACTCATGGGCGGCTTCGCGGTCGGCATCGGCGTCACGATCGCCGCGCTGAAGGACTTCAACAAGGTCATCCCCGAGGTCAAGCAGACCCTCTCCGGTCTCCAGGACACGATCAGCAAGAACTTCTGGGCCAAGGCCGAAGAGCCGATCCGGCACATGGTCGACGCCCTACTCCCCGCCTTCCGTAAGGGAGTCGCGGACACGGCTACCGAACTCGGCGGCTTCTTCGGGTCGTTCGCCAAGAACCTCGGTACCTCCCTCTCGCCGGCCATGGGCCAGATGTTCGACGACCTCTCGAAGTCGATCAACATCGCGACCACCGGCACGGGTGCGTTCGCCGACATCATCGCGACCCTCGGCAAGGTCGGCACGTCCTACCTGCCGCAGCTCTCGCAGTGGTTCGTCAACCTGTCGAAGCAGTTCGCCGACTTCCTCAAGGCCAAGGGCGAGAACGGGATCAAGGCCGAGATCGACCAGGGCATCCAGGCCCTGAAGGATCTGGGCGGCGTCCTCTACAACGTCTACGGCATCTTGTCCGGTGTCGCGAAGGCGGCGACCGACGCGGGCGGTACGTCCCTCGGCTCCCTGAACGACGCGCTCGCGAGCATCCACAAGACGGTCGACTCTCCCGGCTTCCAGGCTGGCCTGGTCGACGTGTTCAACGCGGCGCACGTCGCCATGAACAACATCGCCGGCCGCTCCGGTCCGGCGGTCAAGAACCTGTTCACCGAGATCGGCAAGCTCGCGACGACGGTCCTGCCCCAGGCGGGCGAGATCATCGGCACGGCGTTCGGCGCCATCGCTGACGCGCTCGCGCAGCCGGCCGTGACGCAGGGCGTGAAGGATCTGTTCACCGGCCTCGACGGCGCGGTCCAGGCCCTCGCTCCCGCGCTGGCCCCGGTTGGCCAGGCGCTCGGCGCCATCCTCTCGGTGGTCGGCGCGGCGCTGCCGGTGTTCGCCCAGCTCGTCTCGGCAGCGATCATCCCGCTCGCGGGTGCGTTCTCGACGCTCGCCCCGCAGCTCACGCCGATCATCCAGCTCCTCGGCGGCGCGCTGACGCAGGCGTTCGAGACGCTGGCCCCGGTCATCGAGCAGATGGTCCCGGTCGTCGGGCAGATGCTCGGCGCCGCGTTCAGCTTCCTGTCGACGATCCTGCCTCCGATCGCTGCGATCTTCCAGCAGATCCTCCAGGCGGCCATGCCGCTGGCCTCCGCGTTCATGGATGCGCTGGCCCCGATCCTGCCGGTCCTCGCCGACGCGCTCGGTCAGGTCATGTCGGCGCTTCAGCCGCTGATCGAGACGGCACTGAAGATCATCTCAGCCGTCATCACGCCGCTCCTCCCCATGCTGAGCGAGGTCATCCAGTCGGTTCTCCCGCCCCTGGCGGACGCGGTCACACGCGTGGTCGAGGCGCTTCAGCCCTTCATCGAAGCGCTGCTCTCGGTCGTGAACTTCCTGATGCCGATCCTCGTACCGGTCATCCAGTTCATCGTCGAGCTACTGGCCGGCGCCCTGGTCGCCGCCATCAACGGCGTGGGCCTGGTCCTCGAAGGACTCAAGGAGTACTTCGTCGGAATCTGGGAGTACGTCTCCGGATGGTTCCAACTCTTCCTCGACCTCTTCACCGGCAACTGGGACCAGCTCGGCGCAGATCTCAAGCAGATCTGGGACGGCATCGTCGACATGCTGCACGGCGTCTGGGACATCATCCTCGGCGCGCTGGAGTTCTTCTTCAACGTCGGCATCCTCGGCACCGCAGGCAAGGCCCTCAAGGGTCTGGGTGCGCTGTTCAAGGCTGGCTGGAAGGCCATCACCGATCTGTTCACGGGAGCCTTCGCGGCGATCCGTGGGTACATCGGCCTGTTCTTCACGGGGGCCAAGGGCCTGGCGCTGGACGGAATGAAGGCCATCGGGAAGTTCTTCTCGGACGGCTGGAAGTCCATCACCGGCTACGTCCGGCTGTTCTTCACGGGCGCCAAGCAGATCGTCCTCGACGGCCTGTCGTCCATGAAGCAGTTCTTCGTGGACGGCTGGAACTCGATCCGCACGACCGCGGTTTCCAAGTTCACCTCACTGGTGTCGACGGTCTCCGAGTGGATCGGCAAGGCAGTCGCCAAGGTGAAGGAGCTGCCCGGCAAGGCGAAGGCCGCGCTGAGCTCGCTCGGGTCGACGCTGAAGAACGCCGGTATTGAGCTCATCAAGGGCTTCATCTCCGGTATCAGTTCGATGTTCAGCTCGGTCAAGTCCAAGCTCGGTGACCTCACCAGCAAGCTGACCGACTGGAAGGGCCCCCTCCCCAAGGACAAGGTCCTTCTCTACAACGCCGGTGTCGTGATCATCAAGGGCCTGATCAAGGGCCTGGAGTCCCAGTACGACAACGTCAAGAAGTCGCTCGAAGGACTCACCGCCCAGATCAGCAAGGCCAAGTTGAGCAAGGGCCTGACGGCCACGCTCAAGTCGGACCAGTCGAAGCTCAACACCCTGCTCAAGTCCTGGGACTCGATCAACACCAAGCTCGACGACGCGAAGAAGAACCTCGCCGACCTCAAGAAGGCGAAGGCCGACTACGCGGCAAGCATCGCCCAGAAGATCGTCGACGACGCCAACGTCACGCACATGGAAGGCGGCTTCACCGGGATCATCGAGCAGCTTACGCAGGCTCGTGACCAGGCGAAGCACTTCGCTGACGTGCTGGCCAAGCTGAAGAAGCTGGGCCTGAACTCGGAGATGTTCGACCAGCTCGCGCAGGCCGGACCCGAGGCCGGCATGGCTGCGGCCGAGGCGATCCTCGGCGCCGGCCAGGCGGGCGTCGATCAGGTCAACCAACTGGAGAAGCAGATCTCCAGTGCGGCCGACAAGGTCGGCGCGACGGCCAGCCAGGTGATGTACGACAACGGCATCCACATGGCCGAGGGCCTGGTGAAGGGCCTGGAATCCCAGGCCAACGCGATCGAGAAGCAGATGCTCAAGATCGCCGACTCGATGGTCAAGGCCATCAAGAAGGCGCTCGGCATCCACAGCCCCTCGCGTGTGTTCGCCCGGCTCGGTGCCTTCGTGGGCCAGGGCTTCAGCAAGGGCCTGCTCTCCGAGTCGACGGGCGTGATGAGCGCGGTCGAACAGAGCTTGCTCCTGAACACCGGCTCGGTCGGTGCTGGCCAGAACATCGCCTCGGCGGTGACCAGCGCTCTCGGCGACACCTCGTCGAGCGGGGGCGTGACCAAGGTTCTCAACTACTACGCGGCCCCCGGCTCGTCCATCGACGCCGAAGAGGATCTGTTCGCCGCGGCCAACCGAGCACGGATGGGATGGTGATGCAGTAGTGCCAAAGCTCCTGCTCGTGAGCGGCGCGGACGTGATCGACCTCAACGAGATCGACGACAAGGGGGTGGGCTTCCAGGCCAAGACCGGCACCAACGGTCTGGGCCTGCCCCCCGTCTCGGTCCAGTGGCTCGAAGGTGCCGGCGACGGCGCCACGTACCGGGCGACGCGGGTCCAGTCCAGGACCATCGACCTCCCGATCGAGATCCTGGCGAACGACCGCGTGGAGCTCCAGGCGCAGCTCTCCCGGCTGGCACTCATGCTGGCCGGGGGCTGCACCCTGGTGCTCGACGAGGGCAACGGGGTCACCTGGTCGACCGAGGTCCATCGGACCGGCGGAGGCGACTACACGTACGGCGGCGACACCATCGGCGAGCGTGAGTTCTCCACGACCATCACGCTCATGGCCGGCGACCCGTACTTCACGTCGTCCGAGCAGCAGGTTCGGTACGTCGGCGGCAACGCCGCCACGGCCGCGTTCCTGTCGAGCCTGGCGAACGTGAAGGTGGCCCCCTCACAGGCGATCGGCGAGATCACCCTGTCCAACTCCGGTGACGCCCCGGCGTACCCGGTGTGGGAGGTGACCGGTCCCGGCGACCACTTCGTGGCCACCTCCTCGACCGGGGAGACGCTGAAGTGGAACGGCACCCTGACCGCTGGCCAGAAGCTCACCGTCGACACCCGCAAGGGCACGGTCGTGGACCAGTCCGGCGCCAACCGCTACGACCTGCTCGACACTGCCCCACGGTTTTGGACCGTGCGGCCTGGCACATCCACCGCGGTGGCCTCCCTGTTGAACACGACGACGGCCTCACGGATCACCTGCTCCTGGTATCCGCGCAAGTGGATGGTGGTGTGAGTGCGCCTGCAAGACATCACCGTCGAGGTGCGAGACAAGACGTTGAAGCGTGTTGGACAGATCAGGCCCGAGGAACTGAGCCTGGAACTGACCGACAACTTCAACAACGTGGGCTCCTGGTCCCTGACGCTCGCGGCCGAGCATCCGCTGTGTGACGCACTGCGGACGCCCGGCTCGGGCCTCATCGTCACCGGCCCGGACGACGTCCTGCTGTCCGGGCCCATGGTGAAGTCGGAGTTCGCCGCGACCCCCACGGACATCGGGGGATCGGTCAGCTTCGAGGGCGTGTCAGACACTGTCTGTCTGGCTGACTCGCTGGCGTTTCCACAGCCGTCCAACCCGGACGGCGCCAGTCAGACGCTGTCGCACGACGTGCGCACCGGCAAGGCCGAGACCGTCATGCACGCGTACGTCAACGCCAACATCGGCCCCCTGGCCCCGGCCGCTCGGCGCAAGGCCGGGCTCATCATGGGCACGGACGGGGCGCGCGGGCCGTCCGTCAACCAGTCCGCCCGCTTCCCCGTGCTCGGCAACCTGCTCACCGAGATCGCCCTGCTGGGCAGCCTCGGCTTCCGCGTGGTGCAGCGCGGGGCGAACCTGGTCTTCGAGACGTACGTCATCACCGACCGCACCAAGCTGGTCCGACTTGACGTACGCAACGGCACGCTCTCCGGTCAGCGGGTGGCCATCTCTCCGCCCGGCACAACGCGAGCGATCGTGGCTGGCCAGGGCGAGCAGGAAGACCGCCAGTTCCTCCAGGTCGACACCCCCGAGTCCATCGCCGCCGAAGCGGACTGGGGCCGGCGGATCGAGAAGTTCGTCGACCAGCGCAACACCGACGACTGGACCGAACTCCAGCAGGCCGGCGACGAGGTCATGGCCGACGAGGGCTTCACCGCGATCAACGTTCAGATCGTGCCGCTCGAAGACAGCCCCGTCCGCTACGGCAAGGAGTGGGGCCTGGGCGACCTGCTCACCGTCATCGTCGATGACCAGGAGCTTCAGTCGGTCGTGACCGGCATCGTCATCAAGGCCAACTCGGACGGCTTCAAGGTCGGCGCCCTGATGGGCGACGCGACCGGCTTCGACGCGAGCGCGGCCCTGAACAAGCGGGTGTCCAACACCGAGACCCGGCTCTCCGCGCTGGAAGCCAACACCGCCTCGTCGTCCAGCGCAGTCAACGATCAGATCCTTCAAATCATGGGGGTGTGGTAACCCGATGGCGAACACGCCCAAGCGCCTGTCCAGGGGCAACACTTCGACGACGCTCACGAACGTCTACTCGGTACCGACCGGCGCGACGACGATCGTGACGAACATCGTGGTGGCCAACTCGGGTACCAGCGCGGCGACGGTCCTGATCCAGCTCAACGGGCTGGCGATCATCCCGAACACCTCGATCCCCGGCAACGGCATCTTCACCCTCGACATCGCCCAGGTGATGGACGCGGGCAACACGATCCACGTCCAGGGCAACACAACCACCTGCCAGTACTTCATCAGCGGAGTGGAGGTGACAGCCTGATGGGATTCAGCGTGATCCCGGAGCCTGCCATCTCGGGCTTCACCGGTCCGCAGGGCCCGGCCGGAACTGTCGCCGCCAACCAGGTGATCGACGGTGGCATCGGCGTGAACGACACGACCGGCGACCCGAACATCGACATCAAGAAGAACAACTCGCTGCGCTGGAAGATCCGCTCGGCCGGCACCGAGTCCGGCTCGAACAACGGGTCCGACCTGTGGGTGGAAGCCTTCGCTGACGATGGCACCACGAAGATCAACGACCCGATCTGGATCTCCCGCACGGGAGGCCAGGTCGTCATCGGCCAGGCCGACAGCGCGCAGGGCGGCGTAAGGCTCAGCGTCAACGGCGCCATCGGCACTCGGGACCTGACCGCGGACCCGGCGACGACGAGCATGGGAGCGCAGCTCTACTCGAAGTCCGGCAAGCTCTGGGTTCAGACCGGGAGCGGCGCCGAGAAGTTCCAGGTCGTCGAGTCGCTGCCGAGCAAGGCGAACGCGACGCTCAGCGCGACGTACATGAACATCGACAAGGCGGCCGGCAACTACCGCGCATACCGCTGGCTGACCGATGGCGTCAGCCGCTGGGAGGCCCAAGTCGATGACGTCGCCGAGGCCGGCTCGGCTGTCGGCTCCGACTTCCGCCTGTCTGCCCGCAACGATGACGGCTCGTTCAACAAGACCGTCATCCACGCCAAGCGGTCGGACGGCACGATCACCTTCGGCACGACGGTGCACCACGGCACGGCGCAGGTCACCTCGGCCGGCGCGGTCGGCCTGCGAGACATCACCACCGATCCGGCCACGGCCACGGGCGGCGTCTTCCTGTACTCGAAGGGCGGCCTGCCCTACATCAAGCAGGCGGACGGCACGGTGTTCCAGGTCGGGGCTGGCGGCGGCACGGCCCCCGTCTCCTCGGTCAACACCAAGACCGGCGCGGTCGTCCTGGCGGCGTCTGACGTGAACGCCCTGCCGTCCAACGCGGACGGCTCGACGTCCGGCAGGGTCACCTCGGCGAAGGGCTTCACGGTCACGTCGACCGACGTGAACCAGAACCCCATCGTCTCGGACTCTCCGACAGGACAGGCGGCCCGCCTTCAGGTCATGCGCGTGAACGGCGTGGACATGTTCTCGCTGGACGCGTCCGGCGCCTTGACGCTCGCGGCCGGCCTGACCGCTGGCGGGACGAGCACAGTCCCCAACCTGCGCGTCGGCTCGTCCGGCACCTTCGGTGGCGCGTCCGGGTCGGTCGTCGCCATGGCCAACGTGGGCACCGCCCCCACCTCGAACCCGGTCGGCTCGATCCTCTACACCTCTGCCGGTATCCCACGGTTCCGCGAGTCGAACGGCGCCGACTACGCCGTGACTCCTCCGAGCTCGTTCACGCCCGAGTCGCTGGGCGTCCTCGCATGGGCCGGCGACCCCGGCACGCTCGCGTCAGGCAGTGACTACTCCGGTGTTGGACAGGGCCGTATGACAGCGGTCTACATCAGCCGGGCCATGTCGGTCTCGAAGATCGTCTGGCACATGCAGGGTTACGCGGGCGGTCTGCTCACCGGCTCCTGGGCCGCGATCTACGACACGGCCGGCACCCTGAAGGGCGCGACCGGCGACATGAGCACCGCGACGTACGAGCCTGCCACGCAGTCCGTGACCGCTGGC